CATTATAAACGACGGCATTGTTTACCCCGTCCACAAAAATAATGTTATTATCATTACCGAAATTGAACTGTGCATGTCTCAGCTTTTTAACAGTAAGAACGCTGTCTGACATTGCAGGGGTAGGAGCGCCTGAAATAAGCTGCCAGCCATTTAAAGGGATGTATTGGAAGAAGCCGTAAGTAGAAGTGCCATTAAGCTTTCTAGCAGCAATAATACGTGTGGTTCCTAGGTAATCATTCTTAAAGATTGCTACACAAAGAACTGCACCCGTTCCTGCATTAGTAGAATTTGTTACTTCTGGGTAATCTGTTTTATAAGGCTCATACCCGCTGATACGACGATAGCCACCGAATAACGATGGCTCAAAGTTCACTAGGCGTGTAGCAACACCAGGATCATTATCAGAAAGATCTATGTGGTTCTCGTTTGAGTTCAGACCGCCTGCACAGACAATCTTAAGGTTTTCTATCCTATCAGGCATTAGAACCTCACTCTGGTATCACGCACGTAATCGTAGTTGTTGATATAGAGGGTTTGCAGATCCTTTAGGCCTTTTTCAAAGGACATGAACGCAGCCTGTGCGCTCTCGGTATTATCTTTAAACATGTACATATGGTACAAAGCACCATCGATAATAACGGTATCAAAAGATGTGGGGATACGGGTTACATCATCCTGATTAACAAGGTTGGAATAGTTTAGGTAATATCTAAAGGTAAGGCCGTAGGCTTTGTCAGGAGACGGGGATACTCCATAGCCGTTGCCGTGGGTGTCGAAGACGTACTCAGGAACACCACGCCCAGCGCTACCAGCATTATAATCATTATCACGATGGTTCTTATACCAATCGTCACGGTCTAAAACTTTAAGTGTTTTGTAATTCACGTTCAGAGAGTTATTGGCAACAATCTGAAAAGTATTCATATCAGCTACTTTAAAGAAGTCAGGCCAGCTATATTCAGACTGTCCTACGACTAAGGTAGCGTTGTGCTGTGCAGAATTAAAAGGCCATTCAAACTCGGATTGGTTCACACGAGCGATAGCTGCTTTTACTGCATCCTTAACGAGGGCTTGCACCCCACGCACATTGGCAAAATCATCAGCCGCTATCTCAACTTCATTGAGGCGACGTAATGTTTGGTTACATAATTCAAGATACGTGGATGGCATCAGGATACCCTATGATAAAGGTTAGGGGCCAGCGCTGGGCCAGCCCCTGTAAGCCGTTAGGCTAAGTTATAGTTCGCTGTGAACAGAGCTTCTGGCCTCAGTACCTTCCTGCCGTAAAGCTGCATTCCACGAACAATATCAGCAAAGGTATCTGGTGAGCGGAAGCTCTCAGTCTTTGCGATTTGCTCGGCGGTAGCACCAGCACTATCGTGTCCAGCCAACAGAACTCCGAAGTTAGTTTCGGAACCTGCAGCGGCTGCAGTGCCTGAACCTGTACCTAAGTAAGGAAGGTTATTGGACTTGTAGACACGGAAGCCACGAATAGTTCCTGGCATACGTCCGTTACGCATTTCATCGCCGCCACCGAAGTCTGCGTTAATGAGCTTGCTGTCTTCATCCATCAGGATTTCTGCGAACACACTGTCTACTACGATCCAACGACCATCAGTATCAACATTGGCCTGATCCATTTGACGTGCGATACGGTTCATAACCGCTAAAGGTGAAGTGATACCACCTGCTCCACCGCCTGCAGCGATTGGAATAGATGTTACTTCACCAGTGTTACCCAAGTCAGAACCACCGAAGTCGGTAATGTCTAGCTGATTTGTGTCCAAAAGCTCGTCTGCTCCTGCGTTACTATCAGCTTTTGTGCCGTTAGCTGCAGTACGACGTGCCCATGAACCTGCTCCGCCTTCCCAGCCAGCCATGTAGCCGAGAACTTCAGAATCGAAGGTGTCACGCAAACGGTAACCTGCACGGTCTGTTGCCAGATCCATGAAGTTTACATGTGAGTGTGCTTCTTCGATATCGTCAATTGCGAATTGGAAGTAGTTGGCCTGATCGATTACCATAGTGAAATCGGCATCGGTCAAGTCTTGTGTTGCAAGAGTAGTACCACGAGCGTAAGTATTGATTGTGATATCTGGCTCTTTGATAATCTTCACTGAATCGCCCATGTTTGCGATCTCTGAAGCATAATCTGTGTTAGTTACATCTTCTACAACAGAACTCTTGCGGAAAGCCTTCTGCACAAGTTTGCTGTAAATTACAGGGCTGAAGTTCCCTGAGTTCAAGTTGGTATAGCCAGAGGCTTTTGCGAATGCCATAATAGTTTCTCCTTTGAAATGGCAAAGCTCCTTAGTGGAGCAGTCAGATCAGAAGGGGACTGTTAAGTGGCAGTATTAAGTTCTGGGTGGTGCAGCATAAGCTACAGGCCAGAATATACTGGTGGACTGTTCGTCTTTATTCTTCTGGGGGTTTTAAAGCTTGTAGGGTAGCTTCCGTATGGAAGGGCCTATAGCCTTTAGTGAAATGACCTATTAAGGAATAGGTTTTCCTAATATGATCATTATAACATGGTGGCGGTACTAAAGCAATAGCTTGTAAGGTATACCTGCCCCCTCAGGGACAGCCCTAGGATACAGGTATTATTTAATACGTCAATAATTATTTATATAGTACCGCCACTTAATTATCTTGCAGCGCCTGTCATATCGTAAATAAATTTACCAGAGCGCATCGCTGCCATAATCTCTTCTTGGTTCTTTTCAAACTCATCATCAGATAGTTTGTTAACCTGACTCTCACGCCAAGTACCTTTTGCAGTTGCTGTAGGTGAAGATGCGGGCGTTCGACCTACTGATTCCGCTGCGGTACGTGATCCCGTACGTTTTCCTTTATCGGATTTGTATAGGTCAATGGCCCGTCCTGCAGCCTGTGCGTCAGAGTTATTTCGATATAGAGCATCCTGAATATATGTTGGCTGTAGCGCTACCCATTCGTGAAAGTCTTTAGATGCCCGTATTTTATGAAAGTCAGGGTGAAGCTTCATAAGTTTCTGCTCTGCTTCCTTGCGGGTCAGCTTATGTTCCAGATCCTTCAAACCTTGCAGACGCTTTTCCCCTTCTTCCAATGCTTCATTCGCACGTTTACGGGCAATCGTATCAACGATGTTGGCAACATCTGGGTACTTCTTAGACCATTGTTCGATCTCATCGTCAGTCTTAGGAAACTTGATTTGACCTTTAGCTGCAGCGTCTAACTGTGCTTTCATCTCAGCAAGCTGTCTATCTTTTTCCGACAGTTGATTCTGAGTGTGCCGCCGTAGATCTCCATAACGCTTCTGATAAGTAGACTCATTAGGATCTGCAGGTATAGGTTCTGCCTTTGGTTGTTGTTTAGACAGTTCTTGGCTGTAGGTAGTTTCATCTTCTAGGCTGTCTGCTCTTTTATATTTAGCCATTATTTACTCCTTGGGGGCTTCACTTAGTGAAGGTGGCCCATCCCTAGGCTATGAATGCGTACTTCGCTTTCTTCATAGTCCCAGGCAATACAGACGTTTCAGGATACTCCTCTCCAGTACCTTCTTCGTCCAATTCATCCTCAACCTCTACGGCGGGATACTCTACTTCGATGTCCTCTTCAGGCACATCTGCTTCTTCTTCACTATCGTCTTCGCTGTGGTAGCCGGTGTTGTTGCAATGCTCACAGCCTTTGCCTTCGCAGGCAGGGCATTCTACAACATTTTCAGATGGCTCTTCTTCATCCACGTATTGAATTAGGCCTTCCATAGCCATTCCCATGAGGCCCATCTTGGCTTCACTCTGCATGTCCATGATGTGTTTAAGGCCGTGCCACTTAACGACATCTGCAGGTAGCACGTACTCGCCTTCACTAATTGCAATATCGATATCGTCACGTACATTTTCTGCGGTAGATCCTATCGGAATCTCGTTCCCTGAAACCTCATCGTACATAGGCTCCATCATCCCACCGCAATCCATGCCATACTTTTCGTCTTGATCAGGATCGTCTGCATCTGCCTTCTGAATAGCTTCGCCACGAGTTTCCTCGTACTTTGACAGCTTGCCGTCACCATCTAAGTCGGCTTCTTTCTGATCTAATTGAAATTTCTTTTTAGCCATTTCTTCGCCTTCCTGTGTGGTGATACCCTTACGGGCTTCTGCTAATCCGCCGAGGGCCATCATTCTGCTCCTTTGATCACTTCATCCCGAAGTGTTTTAAAACGCTTGAGTTCTAAGATTGCACCTTGGGCTTCTAGGATACGGTTCATATCCTTCTGCTTCTCCAAGTTGTCTCTGTGGTGGCGGATACGTTCTGCAACGTACTCCTCCAGCCTATCCATCTGATCCTTGTCGTTAACGAGCATCAGAAGGCTGCGATAAAATTGTTTGTCCATTTAACCTGCGGGCTGTTGGGGGCCTTGTTGTGGGGCCTGTTGCGGTTGCGGTTGGTTCCCCCCATTCGCTCCCCCACCTGCGCCTGTGAAGCCTTCTGCGTTAGGCTCTGGTGCATTGCCTGGAGCTATGTTGCCCCCACCTGTACCAGTTGGATCATCAGGGCCTGGTGCGCCTGGTTCTGGTGCTGATCCTGGTGCTATATTTCCACCACCATTACCTGTAGGATCACTAGGGTTAGGTGCG